CTTGACGGCCCAGGTTAGGGCGCGTTCGGCTACCCACTTGTTCCCGATCTCGCCCGCGTGCAGCCCGGTTCGACTGGGATCATGCCGGCAGTGGTCGAGGAACACCCTTGGGTGAATGCCGAGCGCGTGGAACTGCGGGAGTGTGATGCTGCGGGCTTCGTGCCGGGCGGCGCAACTGATGAGGACGCTCGTGATCTCGTCCAGCACCAGGCACCCCCAATGAGGAACCCCCGCGCGTGGCGGGGGCGATATGGATTCTGTAGTGGTTCTTACTTGCCATCGGGCTTGTCAGGTTCCTTCGCCTGGGCGGCGGCTATCTGCGCCTTTACGGTGACCACGAGGGTGTTGACGAAGTCGCGCTCCCACGTGGGGCCGGGCAGGAGCTTGAGGATGCGCCGCTCCCAAGTGGATTGAGTGAAGTTCGACGCCATGCGGCCCCTAGTCGCTTCTTGCCTGGTCAACATTGAAGAACGTCGGCCACTGTCCCGACGTCACCTGCTTCTTCACGGACTCCAATTCGCTCTCGGTCAGTGTCGACACCCTCAGGGCGAAGACGCCGGGTTCTACCAGCGTGGTCTCGCGGATTGCTACAAGCACGTCAGTGCGGCCGTACAGAGCGATGCCTCTCACGTGATCGATGACACCACGACACCCGTACTCAACGTGATCGTGAACAAAGTCAAGGCCAACAACGCCCACTGTCCCGACGTCCCAGGGCGGCTCACCGTCATAGAACACTTCGTCGCCGAAGTCCTCCGCGAACTCGTAGTCCGTGAACTCCAACTCGAGCCGGTGAATCACGGTGCCATATGGGTCGTCGCTGTCATCCGCTACGTTCAGATTCTGGTTATCATGCATGTGCCACGCCCCTCCACGGCGTGGCATTACTCTACCACGCCAGGAACCTCGGTCAGCACGTCCTCAACCGGCACGTCCACCGGCTCACCCGTCTCAACGTCAATCACGGCCACCTGACCAACCAGGCTTGCGTTCACCACGAGGCACGCTCGCAACCGACCAGCCGCGTCGAAGTACCAACCGGTCCGCTGCTCAAGACGCACGCCCCAGTCTACGGCGTCCACACGGGCGTTGGTGCGTCCACGCCGTTGGCTTTCTCGAACGGCGCAACTCCGCGATGCACGTCGTCACCGCTGCGCTCGATAGCCTCCGCCCGGTGCTGCCGGAACCACTCGTCATCCGTCAGCCCGGCCTCTTGCCACTCGGGTTTCCACGGGGCGTTATAGCACCGGTCGCCCGGATGCAACGCCACCGGCGCCTCATCAACCCGGTACACGTTCCCCGCCCGGTAAGCGCACCAGCCGCACACGCGGTCGTCCATCGTCGCCATGCGCTGCACGTACTGCACGCCGTTCTCCGCGTAAGCGGCCCGCCGCGCGTCGTCGCTTGCCGTGATGCTCTCCGTGCGGACAATCATCTCGGCCCGCGCTAGTGTCGTGCGCGTCTCGCGCCGCAACTCCCTAGCCGTCGCCGTCCAACCGCGGCCGCGCGTGATGCCGTCGATGATGAGTTGCTCGGCTTTCTCGGCGAACTCCCGCCCGTGCCGCGACAGGCGCGCGCTTGCGTTCGTTGCCCGCGCGAGCACATCCGCCCGCACACCGCTCGACAACGACACGACCTCGCGTTGGTACAGGCTCAACGCGTCCAGGGCGTTGCCCGCCCCAACCTCGTACGCGTCACTCACCAACGCGCGGAGCACGTCATCCGCTGGGGCGCCGCTCGTGATGTCCAACGCCGCCCGCACCTGCTCCAGCAACAACCGGGCGCGGGCCTCGCGCATGGCCGTGGAAGCGTCCACAACCTCCGTGAGCGCCCTGGCGTACGCGGGCCGCAGCAACTCCTCCAACGCGGCCTCACTGCGCCGCAACGCCACGCTCAAGCGGCCCAGGGCGGTTGCTTCCAGGCCGTTCAACGCGCGGTCGAGGCGCCGCACGAGCGCCTCTAGGCTCTTACCCCTGACCATCGTCACCCGGCACCGCGCCCGGGATCATCGGTGGTGGCGTCATGCTCGCCTCGCGTTCCGCATCCGCACGGTCAATCTCCTCAAGCGGGTGCTCGATACCCAACCGCCCGAACACCGTCTCGCGGGATACGCCGAGGAGATCCCAAATCTGCGCGATCTGCGCCTGCCCAAGTTCGTCGCTTGGGATGCGCGGTTCGAGGGTCACGGTGAACTCCGCCGCGCCCAACTCGGCTTGCGTGGGCGCATTATCGACCCTGGCCGTCTCCACCTTGAACAACTCGCCGTCGAGGGCGAGGATGCGCGCGGCGGTTCGCAGCGCCAACGCGATGCCGGTCTCGAGGCGTTGCGCCTTCCCGTTCAAGCGTTCGAGGAACGCCTGCTGCCGGTACTGCAACGCAACACCTGACTGGTTCGAGCCCGCCTCGGTGAGCAACGTGAGGCTTTTCGTGATCTTCGCCGCGGACTCGAGGAGGGCTTCGCGTTCGTCCAGGAACTGCTGTACGCTAGCTGCCTCGATGCGCTTGAAGTCGCCGCCGAACAGGATGCGGCCAGGGCCGACCGCGACCTCCGCGCCGCCGGGGTCCTTCCCCGTCGTAGTAAGCATTGGGTACCCTGCGAACTCCCGCGCCAACCGCATGTCCAGATGCAACTTATCCAAGTCATCCTGGATGGGAAGCAGGTTCAGCACATCGCTCGGGCTCGGGTTGAAGACGGGAATGACCGGCAGGACGCCACTCTGGTTGATGTCGTCACTCACGACCACCCAAGGCGCGTAACCAATCGACCGGGCGCCGGTGAGTTTCCGTTTCTCCACGAGAATCCGCGCGGGTGAAACGGTGATGCGGTACTCATCGAACCCGCCCTGACTATCGACCGGCACGCGCTTGTACAGCACGGCGGCGGTGAGTTCCTCCGGATCCTGCCCACCATAGTCCGCCACGACGCGCTTGCTGCCGCCCTCGATCGGCGGCATGCAATCCACCTTCAAACCGCGACTGGTGCCTTCGCGGTCCGTCCAGAGGTACAGGTACGCTTCGCCGTACAGGGCTTGCCACCGCACGGCGTCATCCAGGCGGGGGGCGATGCGGCGGTGGTAGTACTCCGCTGCCCACGCCTCCACGCGCTCGTTCTCGCCCGCCGTGATGCGCGCGTTCCCGTTCGCCAAGTACCCCACGGGCTCGTCAACGACGGCGGCGACGTAATTGATGGGTTTGAAGAACCGCGTCACGTCGTCCCTGGCGCGCTGCTCGGTGGTGAGCATGCCGTTGTCCACCACGGTTTGCGTGCCGTAGTAGTAGCGTTCCAGCTCGGCGAGGTTGAGTTCGCGGGTTCCCAACCAGAAGGAGGTCAGGCCCGTCGTGATGCTGTCTGCCATTAGTACCTCCTCATGCTCACGGGCGGATCGACGATTAGGTCGTGGTGCAATGCGGCTAGCGCGTCCACGATGTCGTCGTGCGCATCGCCGAGCCCGGTGAAGGCCATCACCTCGTCGAGTAGGGTGTTCACCCACGGACCGTGGTGGGGACTGCCGGGGGCGGGCACGGCGATCTTGGCGGCGTTCCACATGGCGGCGCTGGGTTGCGCCCTCGCGAACTTGTCGCCGGCGGCGGTTAGGGCCGTGACGTACAGGCCCTTGCTCTCCATGAATGCCTCTAGGCCCTTCTCGGTGCCGCTTCGGTACCACGTGACGCGGCGGATACCACGCGCTTTGAGCTCATCGAGGAACTGAGCCGGGTCGGC